TAACGCAACAGCAGAAATGATAGCAGCAGAAAATCTTATAATAGAAGATGAAGATGATAGAGATCTAGAAGCAAGAATAAAGCTACAGCACTTTATGGATAGAGCTAATGGTAATGAAAGCCTACACGAAGTCTTAAAAAAGGTAGCTTTTGATTTTAAATTACAGGGAGCATTCGCACTTAACGTGGTATGGTCTAAAGACAGAACACAGATTGCTGAAATATACCACGTAGGAGTTGAGAAAGTTAGAGCAGAAAAACCTAATGAATTTGGTAAAGTAGAAGCATATTATATTTCTAGTGATTGGGCTAATACACGAATACACAAACCTCATAGAGTACCTGCTTTTAACACAAATGATAGAACGTCAGCAAATCAGATATTGTATTCAGGTCTTTATAGTCCTAATATGAATGTATATCACACGCCTGACTATATAGCGGCAAATAATTGGGCGTTAGTAGACCAAAGAGTTGCAGAGTTTCATTTAAACAATATATCTAATGGTTTTGCAGGGTCGTATTTCATCTCGTTTGCAAACGGTGTACCAACACAAGAGGAGCGTTTTCAAATAGAGCAAAGCCTATCAGATAAGTTTACAGGAGCAAGTAATAGTGGTAAGTTTGTACTTACATTTTCTGATGATAGAAATAGAACACCAGAAATAACGCCTATAAGCGTATCAGATGCAGACAAGCAATATTTAGCACTACAAGAACTTTTAACACAAAATATCTTAACAGGACATAGGGTAACAAGTCCTATGCTAATGGGTATTAAAAACGATACAGGATTAGGTTCTAATGTAGATGAATTAAATGCTGCTGCTAATTTTTATCTAAACACAGTAGTTAAACCATTCCAAGATCACATAGTTAAAGTTCTTAGAAAAATATTTAAAGTTAACAATATGGATATGCCTGTTAACTTTGTACAATTAAAGCCTATTACATTAGAGTTTACAAGTGAAGACTTAAAGGCTGTAATGACTGAAGCAGAAATAAGAGCAGAATTAGGATTAGAACCATTAGATGTGGAGGTTAGAGAAGATTTTAGCAAAGTAGGTAGTGTAGATGGTAATCCTGTATTTGACACAATAGAAGAAGCAGTAGCAGAAGCACGAATTATTGGCTGCGAAGGATATCACGAACACGAATATGAAGGACGCACTGTGTATATGGCTTGTGAAAGTCACGATGTGGCAACTAATTTAAGTAAGTGTAATTGTTTAGAAGAAGAACCTTATAGATTGTCAGACAAAACTGAATTAGAACAATTTATAGAAGAATATGGTGAAGACATACCTGATGATTGGGAATTGATAGAAGAAGAAAAAGTTGTAGATGAACACGAAGAGTTTGACTTTGAAAAGTCTTTAAATGATGCTACAAATGAAAAGATTGAATTAGCAACAAGCACAGGTAAAGCAATACCAGGTAGAAAGTCTGAACAAGATGGCGTTTCTAAAAAGACTTATGATTATTTTAGAGTACGTTATGTATATACTGAAGATAATTTTTTAGTAAATAAAACAGGAGAGAAAAGAGAATTTTGTAGAAAAATGATAGGAGCAAAGAAGTTATATAGAAAAGAAGATATATTAAGAATGTCTGAAATGGTTGTTAATGACTATTACTATTCAAAAAACCAAAATAGAAACATAGGTTGGGGTGCAAAAGGTGCTTTAAAGTATAGTATATGGCTATATAAAGGTGGTGGTAATTGTCAGCATTTCTGGTTAAGACAAATATACAAAACCACAATAGGAGAATCTAGAACAACTAAGATAGATGATGCAGAACTAATAGGCTATACAAAGGCAAGAAGTGAAGGGTTTACTGCTAAGAAGAATAATGTATTAGTAGCGAAACCACCTAAGAGAATGAAGAATAAAGGATTTTTAAAACCAAGATAATTATGGCATACGTATTATTTATATCAGAAGAGAAATTAAAAGAATCTACAGCAATTAACCTTAACGTAGATGTAGACTTATTATTGCCTTATGTAAGACAAGCACAAAAGCTATATGTCGAAACTAAGCTAGGTACTGATCTTACACAAAAACTAAAAGATTTAATTACAGCAGGTACAATAGGTAATGTAGGTAATGAAGCATATAAGACTTTATTAGATGATTATGTAGGAGATATGCTACCTAATTGGGCGTTTTACCACGCTGTGCCTTTCTTACGCTTTAAAATAGAAAATGGTAATATATACTCTAAGACTAGCGAAACAGGTACAGCATTATCAGAAACTGAAGCACAACACCTTAGAGAAGAAGTTAGAAACACAGCAGAATACTACACAGAAAGACTTATAGACTATATAACTAATAATACATCTAGCTTTCCAGAATACAACACTAATAGTGGTGCTGATGTAAGTCCAGATCAAAATGCCTACTACAATGGTATGAACCTAGAAAGACCAATGCCGCAGGGTACTAAGTTAACTTTACGTAACTTTTTAACAGCAGGGGAATAGTGAAGGTATATTATAAAACAAAAACAAAGAACATAACTAAGTTGAAATCCTACTTGGATAGAAAACTCAATACTAAAAAAGATGAACGAATTAAAAGACACACTACAAGTAGGAGTAGCAAATAGTACAGCAATAGCATTCAGCATAACTGAATGTAATGAAATATTAACACTGGTGTCTTTAGTGTTAGCAATAGCCTTTACAATATATAAATTCGTTAAATTTGAAAATAATGCCTAAGAAAAGAAAACTAAACTCAACTAATCCTAAATGGAACAAAAAAGAAAAAGTTGTTAAAGTGCGTAGAGAATTTGTTTCAGAAGTTAAAGGGGTTAAGATCTATAAATCATACACCTTATAATTTGGACTTAACATTTTTTAAAATCTCAGAGTTCGACAGCCCTGATGAAGTGGGTTCAGGCTTTAAAATGGATAGAGATTTACTTATCAAATTAGATTCAGCACGTGGTATAGCAGGTGTTCCATTTAAAATTACAAGCGGTTATAGAACAAAAGAACGAAATAAACTTGTAGGTGGCAGGGTAGGTTCAAGTCATCTTACAGGAAAAGCAGTTGATATAGGTTATTATGGTAGTAGAGAAAGATATTTAATAGTACAATCATTAATGCACGTAGGAATTAATCGTATAGGCATCGGCAAGACTTTTATACATTGTGATGTTGACAACTTAAAAGATCCTGATGTTATATGGTTATATAAATAGAATAAATTTGAATATTAATTAAAACTAAATACAATGAAAAATTACATTATTTCACAATTACTTACATCTAAAAAAGTATGGTTAGGTATATCTTCAATAGTTATACCTTTAATTGCTACAACTTTAGGTGTAGATGAATCAGCAGTAACACAAATTTGGTGGAGTCTTATCGCTATGCTTGGTGGACAATCTTTAGCAGATTTTGGAAAGTCAAACAAATAGATTTAGATTAAAGCCACACGAAATTGCGGCTATAAAAAAGATGCGAGAAACCGAGACTAGAAATATTCTAGTTATCGGTGACTTGCACGAACCATTTTGTAAAGATGGTTACTTAGAATTTTGTCAAGAACAATACGACACTTGGAATTGTACAGATGTTATTTTTATAGGTGACATCATAGACAATCACTACACATCATTTCACGAGATAGATATAGAAGCAGAATACACAGGTAAGCAAGAACTAGAATATGCTATTAAAAAAATCGCAAGATGGTATAACGCTTTTCCTAAAGCATCTGTTATTGTTGGTAATCACGATAGAATGATAATGCGAAAAGCACAAACATCATTAATTCCTAGTAAGTGGATTAAATCTTACAAAGAAGTCTTAGAAGTTCCTAATTGGGAATTTGTAGATAGATTAGTTGTAGATGGTGTACAATATATACACGGAGAAGCAGGAACGAGCAGAAGTAAGTGTCGTGCTGATATGATGAATACTGTACAGGGTCACTTACATACACAATGTTATATAGAACACTACGTAGGACAAAACTTTAGAGTATTTGGTATGCAGGTAGGTTGCGGCATAGATCA